TTGTTCTGTCAGGAAGTGGAGGAAGAGCAGTCAAAGCAAGTGCTTCCTGTTTTGTATAAGAGTAAAGCAAAGTACCTTCGTAATCATAGAAATTGACGTCTTTCTCTTCAATACGAGTACCAATGCTATTAGTACCTATTAATTTGTCTCCTAAAAATAGTGCCATAATATTAAGAATTAGTCCAAGTTATAAGAGTGATTGACGGGATTGTGGGTTTATTAAGAATCTGTGCTACACCACTTGAAGCATTCCAATCTGAATTAACTTGTGCAGCTGGAATGGTCGGTTTGTCTGTCAAATCATTATAACTTCCTCCAAAGGCAGTGTCTTTCATAGGAAGTTTGCCATCAGTTCTGAAATAGTAATTTGTACCATCATAGAAAACAAAATAAGTTCCATTTGGCAATGTGTAGTTACTTGAACTTGACACAGTACCATTGATATAAATAGGCTTTGCACCTGCTGAATTGATATTAAGTGTCAATGCTCCTTGATATGTATTGGCAGAACCTATAAGAACTTGCAGATACTGATTGGTCTGTGTCACATACAGAGAACAATTTGCTTTCTTTGCAGCTGTACTGCCACTTGTAGTACAATATGCTGATGGCAATGTTTCAGAAGCGTTTGCCCAATGCACATCATAGTCAGTGGCAGATGCCTTCTTAAGTACCTGTCCAGCATTACCTCCAGAAGGAATACCAGCAGCTGGTATTGTAGGTTTATTAGTCAAATCGTTATAATTACCACTAAAAGCATCTGTAATACCATAACCAGATATTGTCGTAGGTTTGCTTGCTATATTTGCAAATGTGGTATTATGAGGATTGCTTCCATCAGTAACTTGTGAGTGGTCATAAGCTGTTTTTCCTCTATCACCTCTGTAAGCAGTAGATGCTGTCTCTCCCAAGGCAAGACTTGGGGAAATCTCAACATAAGCACTTCCACTCCATCTGTAAGTCTGATTGGTATCAAGAGCAATATAAATCTTCCCGCTTTCACCTGTGACAGGGAAAGAACTTGAAGACGCATATTCAAGAACGTCATCAACATAAGAAGGCAATTGTGAGGAAGGAACTTTGCCATTGGCATCAAGTTCAGCAACACCACTTGCAGCACCTTTCTCTGATGTAGGTATAGCATTTACATCGGCAGCTGTGGAAGGAATGGTCGGTTTGTCTGTCAAATCGTTGTAAGAACCGCTTTCAGCAACTTCTGCAAGCATAGACCAAACCATTCCTGTAGATGAGCATTTAAGATATAATCTGTCCCTATTTGCTGAGAACCATTGCTGTGTTGTTAAGTCACATACACAACGAACAGAGGCAAAATACGCTTCAACACTACCTACACCAACCCATTTACTGGTATCTACTACTAAACCACAGTAATGATCGTTATTATTGTCTTCTGTTGAAGTCCATGCAGCAGAAACTCCACTAATAGAAGTATATGCTAATCCAAAACCTTCAATATACTGAGCAAATCCAGAAGGCCAAAATGATAAGTTTGTAATATTGTTTGTTTCTTGATTTTTTCCAGGAGCTCCATCATAATCTCTACTATACCAACCAATTTTACTTGAAATAGCTTTTGCAAAACTATTTTCTGTGTTATCATAATTATAAATTCCTTTATTATTGATATATGTGTAGAGTTGTTCAAATTCAGCTTTGCTTGGTATATGCCAACCTGTAGGAGATAATCCTTGAACACCAGAAGGATTTGAACTGCTTGATGTATTACCAGTTGCTATTTCAAACGAATACAATTTTTCACTATAGTCAGAAGGCCAATTACCAATAGATGAATAAACTGTTCCCATATCAGATCCAGTAATTGCATTACCTTCATTATCATGTGTTGTCCTCAAACTCTCCTTTAACCAAATCTGATTACCCATAACAACACCATTGTACCAATTACCATCATAATCTTGTACAATATTTTCAATAATTGTTCCATCGGCAATCAATGGCAAATTCCTGAAAACATCAGGCATATTCTTCAAGAAAGCATCATCAGTGTCATCAGTTTCTTCCCAATCAGTCTGTACATTTGCTTGTGCACCAACCTCAATACCAGAGAGTTTTTCTTTTTCACCTGTTGTATAGTTGTTATCTGTGTGTACATAAGAAGCGTCTGTGACAATATTTGTAGGCTTATTTTTGATATAATCATCAGCGGATGAATTGCTTTGGTTCCAATCACTCTGAACATTGACTTCTGCACCAGCTTCAATTCCAGAGAGTTTTTGCTTCTCTTCAACTGTAATACCAGGAAATATTTCTTCTAAGCTCCAAATATCATTTTCATCTGCATTATGGCCTGTAAAAGTAATATTACCATTAAAACCTATTGTTGCAAAATAAAAACTTACAACAATTAAACCTTCAACTACATAAAATGATTTGGAATATATAACACCATTATCTGTTATCAGTCTTGCATAAATGTCTTGATTATTTATCACAGCATTTACGATTTCTTCTATTGTTTTATCACATGAAGTTGTATCATTTAAATCCGATGTCAGTGTAAACACAAAAGCACCGTCAGGAATATCCTTATTTTCCCATTTTTGTGTTGTGCTATTGTAGATAAGAATCTGATTGTTTGAAGGAGAAGATATAGATGTGTCTGTGAGATTTGAAATAGTTGATATTAATGTTGGCTTATTTTTTATAAAATCAAGCTGTGTATCATCTTCTTGATTCCAGTCTGACTGTACACAATCAGCTTTAAGAGACTCCAACCAATCTTCAAGACTTCCTTCAAATCCCTGACTTACAGCCAAATCGTAAGGAGATACTATTGTCTCACAATGACCCTCATATATAATTGAAGTATTTACTCCGCATATGGCTTTTACTTCTTTTATATGAAGAATATTAAGAGGCTGGAATTTTGATTGGTTCTCAAGTATGCTTCTCACAGAAGAAACAGTGGTTGAGTTAACTATAGCCCATCCATTTCCATGCTCTGTTACAAATAATACTTCGTAAGTTCTCATTATTTTCTATTAAGATAACTGAATTCTACCATAACATCAAAACAAGGGCATGCTTTGATTCTTTCCCAAGGGTCAACCTTGCCATTATGATTTGTGTCAGGACTTATATCCCTGTGACCAAGCACAAAAGCTTCTGGATATCTTTGCTTCAATTCCTCCAATACAAGTTTTAATGTTTTCTTTTGCTGTTCTGTTCTGTTGTCAACAGCTTTTCCTTTTGAATCTATACCACCTACATAAGCCACATGTATTGAATCAGAGTTGAATCCTTTTACACCGTTGGCAATTCCTCCATCTTGAAGAGGATGAAATACTGTGCCATTAGGTCTTATCACATAATGATATCCTGGATTAGTCCAGCCTTTGCTCTTGAATTCAGCCATAAGCTTATCATCTGAATAAGTTTTCTGGCTTCCTGCTGTACAATGGACAAATATTCTATTTATCCTCCTTGATGTCTTTTCTTCTTGAAGCACTGTTTGGTGTATATCTTGTGGTTTTTTTGTCTGCTCTGACTCTTTGCTGACACTGAAGATCGTAGCAAAGGTTTGCCATAAGTTCATAAACTTGCTTCCTAAGTTCTCTGACTTCATTTTCTAATGCATCATTACGTTTCAAGGCTTCATCAAGCCTGTTCTTATTGTCATCAGACAGTCTCATATAGAAGTCCAATGACTGTTTCATGTTCTCTATGACATTGTTGTCAACTTCAGTATTATATTTTTTCCTTGTGAAAAACCAAGATAACCACGAGGAAGATACTGTTGTAAGCAGTCCTATTCCAGCAATAAGTAGCTCATTTGAAATCATTATTTGTCTATTTTAATATACTTTTGTTCTTTAATATCAATATAAGGATTCTTCTCTTCCACTGTCACTTCTATAACCCAATGTTTCTTTTGGAACCATCTTATGAAAAAGCATTTTGAAGGCTTTTTGTTGAATTTCTTCTCTCTGTGAATGATAACATACTGCTCGCTTGTAAACTCTGGTGATGCAATTATTGTCGATGGATATTTCAATTGCAGTCTTAAATTATACCACTCATCCCCAATAACAGTGTCAACATCAAGGTATTTGTCCACAAACAAAGTGTCAGTGAATTTTATAGTGTCAACTTTTTTTGCCTGTGAAGCCTGAAATTGCAAGTCAGTGACATTTTTCTCTTTTATTTTCAACGCTTCAAGAGTCTCTTTTATTTTCTGGTCCTTGGCATCATTGCTTGCATGAAGCTCATCAAGAGTCATCTGGTATTGTCTTATCTCACCTTCAAGACCAGCATTCTCTTCCTGATATGCCTCAATATTCTCCAACTGTCTGCCACACAGTTCTTTGTATTTTTTCAAAGAACAAGTTTGAAACACACATGCAGCTACAGCCACAGCAAGAATCACAAACAAAGCAATCAACAAATATTTCTTCATAGCTTATTTTTTTGCAAAAATAAAAAATTATATTATACAATGCAACAAAGTAAGAAAATATATTACCTGTTTTTACAAAATAAAAATACAGGGGAATCAATCCCCTGTATTCAACATTTTACCAAACACTTTATACATCATTTGTATGATATAACCTGTAAGATAGGCGGCTTCCTCTGAATCCTCTTTGACATCATAATAATTGCATATATGTGATTGCAGGTGCTTTACCTCATGCGTAATAGTGTTTAAAAGCTGAGAATTTGATGTTGCGTTAGAAATACCTACAATACTTCTTTTCTTTTCATAATCAGTATATGTGAAACCAGTGTTAAAATGACCAAGGTAAGCACCATACAACACAATAACATGCCAATAACCATTAATATCAATATCCTGTCTTATCATAACATTTCTTCCCAGTCAACAGCTATGCCAAAGAATGACATATCAGCATACCATCTGTTAAAGACAAGTCCGTCAGTGGCATCAACATCATCAATAACATCTTTGACATATAATGCCATATGTCTGTCATCAATGACACTTGAACCAAGGAAGTCAGCCTTGCACATGTTAGCCACATAAGCAGCGTCATATAACTGATTGTTTTCAAGTGTAATACCATGTGCCCTCATAATTGTGTCAACTTCCTCTTTTGTCATGGCTTTGAGTTTCTTTTCCTTACCATCAGGAGATTTGACTTTCATATTTCCTACAGCGAACTCAAAAAGTTTTCTGTTGAAATGCGGACCATAGTTTCTCAGATACACAAGCATTTCATGCGGATATTCATCGTATTGTGTAAGACCTTTCATAACTTTGATGTTTTAAATGTTATCTCATACCTCTTCTATAGCCATATCTGCCTTCCATTTCTCTTTCATTGTCTCTGTATGCTCTTTCCTCATATTCATCATCATATTTGGAATCCTCTATACATTCAACAATCATTGAGGCATATTCTTCCATTTTTTTGGCTTTGTCAAGAAGATGTTCCTTATCTCTTTTACTTCTGAATGAAAATACTATCATAATAAGTCCTTTCTTAATTTGATGTTTCCTTATTCAACTTGTTCAACAGTTCCCTCATACCTTCCTGAAGAGAGGCCACTTGGTCCTGAAGACTTTGTATAGCCCTACTGTCAGATTTGTTTGAAGGATTTAATTCCTCCAAAGCCTGTTCATAGCTTTCAGCAAGTTTTTCATGCTTTTCCTTGCTGTTTATGATGTTCCTGCTATTCTGAAGCATTGATGTCAGATATGAGTTAAGAACATCTTTGTTCTCGGCAAGAATAAAAGCTGACTCTCCGAAGTTGGCTATTGATGTGTTGGGAACACCTTTGAATTCCCTTCTTTCCCCTGCTATAGTCGCAGTTATATCCAAAACCATTTCCATATTGGGATTGAAAGTGTTATACTTTGGTCTTGGTACAGAAACTGATTCCACAGGTCCACTTAATATCTTTGGATTATTGTTGATATCAAAGACATATAATATGCTGTTAGGAGTTAAATTTGAAAACATGATTTATAATTTTAACCGTTATTCTGTGTTGATGATCCAGTGGCAGCAGTGGCTGCAACAGGACCAAAGGTCACAAGCTGAAGCAAATTACTGCCTTTATCATAATAAATTATATATACACCAGCCCCATTGAATTGTGTAGCTGTAGCAGCTTCTCCACCAATAAGTGTAACAGGTTGTGTGAACTCATTTGAAGCAAACAATATGGGGAGAGTACCAGCTCCTTCTGGAAGAGCTGTATTCAATCTGAACAATATCAGTCCTGTGCTGTTAAGAAATCTGAATGCCCTTTTTGGAATGCCAATAACAACATTGTCAGTATTGACTGTTATATTAGTGCTTTCCAACATGGGAATACCATTTCTGTTGGCAAAATTGAACGGATAGTTAGTAGTAGCACCAAACATATTGTATCCTCCTGTAAATTAGTTAAAGAAACTTGTTTGACCAAAGCCATAACCCATATAAGGAGTTGTGTTAACAGCTGTCAGGTTAGGCCAAATAACTGGAGTAGTAGCAGGTTGTTTTGCAGCAATAGCATCAATCTTGTCATCCAATGCAGCCATAGCCTTATTGAAAGCCAAAGTCTGGTTATCATTACTAATCTGATTTCTCAGCTGAGTAATAATATCACCTTGAGTATTGATTTTATTTTGCAATTCACGCTCCTTCAAGTCACAGAATTCTTTGGTAATCAGAGTATTCTGACCAGCTATTGCATTAAGAATACTGTTGGTGTTACGTTCATTCTGAGAACTCAAAGCGTTTGTCTGCTGACAAACACTCAGTTGGTCAGCTGCTTCATTCTGAGCTAATTGCAATCTTACAGAAGCATCATGTGCAGCCAAAGAAGTCTGTAATGCATTAGTTTGGTTTGCAATAGCCAGTCTGTTCTCACAGCAGCATTCACATAACTTCTGGCTAATAGAAGCGTTGCCAGTCAAAATCTGAGAAATAATCTGCTGTCCAGTCAAACCAACATTACCACTCAAAGTAGCAATAGAAGTGTTGATACCAGCAAGTACAGATTGTACATTCTGAACAGAAGAATTGGTCATTTGGGCAAGCTGTGACAAAGCATCAGCACGGCCATTAAGAGCCTGTATGATGAGGTTAGTACCAGCTTCCTGATTTGCCTGATTAGCAAGAAAACCTGTTCCATTACCATCAAAACCAAAACCATTGCCATTACGTGACCACATCATCCACAAAAAAATCAACCACATCCAAGAACCATTACCACCAAAACCACCGTTATTATTGATTAAGGCAAGTAAACCTGGGTCAATGGAAGTGCTTGTTCCAGCGTTTGGAAACATAAAAACTTTTGAATCGTCCATTGTTTTTTAATTTAGAGTTATTACTATTGTTGTAAGCTTACAGTTGCAAAAATACGACAGTGATATACCCTAATCAAAACAATGCCACAATAAAACAAAAAACCCTGACTAACAACAAGTCAGGGTTAAATTCATTACTTTATAAGTTCGTCTTTATACCATATCAACTCTTTGAAGCCTCTCCTTTTTCTTCCTTTTGGAAGTTTTCCTTCTCTAATACGTTTGTCAAACTCACTTCTGGATATCTTAAGCAAGCTGCAAGCCTGCTCTTTGCTCAAAGATTCATGGGCTATAATAGACATAATATCCATTGCCTGTCTTTCTGAAATCTCAGAATTACCTCCTTCTATTTTGTCTGCTATTTCCCTTAGTGTTTTTACAACACTTCTCATTATGATATTCATATACTATTATATATACCAATAATACTATTACAATTCCTGTGAAAACCATATACATTAAAAATAAATCTCTGTTATCAAGAGGTATTCCTATATAACAATCAATAATGTTAAGTAGCCAATTAAGTGTTATGTAATGTATCAATAACCTATGCCATCTGCAAAACCTGAATGCTATTGATTGAGCATACATTAATATAAGTAAAAACAAAGAAGTGCTTCCTATATAAGACAGAATTACCAAATCTATATAAAAATAAGACAGTATTGTATTTAATAAATATACCAAAGCCATAGCTGCTGGCATAAATTTTATTAAAAGCAACACTATCTTATACAAATATTTACTTTTTGATTTTACCACCACAGCCATATCTTCTTTTTGGATCTCTTGTAACACTTGCCTTTGCTGTCAAAGGCATAGGTCTTCCTGTAGGTTTGTCTGCGGTTCTGTGTACTCTCTTTTTAGCCATAATATTAATTTTTAGTTGTTTGTGAAGGTTTCATTCTTGCTATTTGTAACTTGACATCATTATTATCCTTGTTTTTCTGTTTCTCAAAAGCAAGTTTTTCCCTGTCAAGTTTTATCTTTTCATTGAATTGTCTTATAGACTCTTCAAGTTTGTCTTTTGATTCCTGTGAATATTCAGGTTCCTGAATACCATCGTCAGCTGAGTTTATTGTTGCAACAAGCAGTTTTGTCTCATTGTCTCTCATATTCATTCTCTCATTCTGTTCCATCTGTGCCTGCTGCATTGCTGCCTGTGCCTCCATTTGCTGTTGCTGTAACCGCATTTGTTCCTGCTGTGCCTTGGCATTTCTTTCTCTTATTTGTGCCTCATCTCTTTCAACCATCTTCTGTTTTTCAAGAAGTGAAGACGAATTGTACAGCTTCATCACTGTTGAGAATGAAATCATCTGGTTTTGCAAAGCGGCTTGTGCAAGCATGTCAAGCTTCTGATTAAGCTCTTGAAGTGAGTTGCTGTAATCAACCACAAGACCATAGTCACTTTCAGCAAATTCATCACCGTCAATATCAGCAACCATCTGGGCACCATCTGATGTAATATACTGGAATTTCTTGCTACCTCCCTTATAGCATATCTTCGCTGTCTCAAGCAAACATTCAAGAACCCTTTTCTTCACATCATCATGAATTGAGAACACCCATTCTGTAATATGGCTTGATTGCAAAGTGGCTCTCTCTACACCACCAACAGTCTCCCTGTTAGATACCTGCCCCTCTCTTTGCTTGGTTATACCTACAATTTCAGACATACTGAGTTTTATAAACTCAAGTATATTGATATACATTTGTATACTGTTTCCAACCTCAGCGTCAATAACTCCTGAGGAAGCGTTGTTAAGACCTCCTGCAAGCACACCTTTGGCAGCACCCTCATTGCCTATATTGAATGAATTCACAACAGCAAGATTATTCTTCTTAGCATAATACATCCATTTGTCAATGTTCCAACCTTCAGGAACCTTTGCCAAATCAAGCTGTATTATCTTACCCCAGTTATGTGCGATTATTCTTGACAATCTGTCATGAATAACATCATAAAAATAATTGTAAGGTTTCATCATATCCATCATTGACACTGGCTTGGAGTCATTGATGTTATATATGCTTCCTATAATACCGAAATGACATCTTGAAGGATTTGAAAGCCTGTTGTATTGGACAACTCTTGGTCTTATGTTCACATACACTTTCTCACCTATTTTTGTGCCTTCCCAAGCCTCGTTTATATAGTAAATCTCCTCCTCTTCTCCCCTTGCCTCGTCAATAACATAAGTCTCATCATAGAAATTGAACATTTCCTCACCAGTCTCAGGATTGTATGATTTCACTTTCTTTATTTTCCTTCTTGATTTCCAATACATTCTGATAACCCTTACATTACCATTTGTATCAAAAGGAATCAAACCGTCAGCATTGCCTTCAGAGAACATTCCAAAAGGATCAAAATAAAATCCCATACCATCTTCACTTGGATATACAATCTCATCACTCACCATATTGGCATTTACAAACGCTTTGCTTGGATGTTCAACATTGTCATCCTCTTCTCCTGTTATACCAGTAGCTGACTCAATATAATCAATATCCTTTTTTGTAAGACCAGCATCATAGAATGTGTCGTATATTCTTCCAGGAGACCAATAATCTTCAAGGATTATGACATCAGCATCCTCAATTCTGTTACTGTAACCAGATTTGAACACTCTTACTTTCAAAGGATTAAGTCTGTTCACAACAGGTTCTCCACCAACAATGTCAATTTGGTAAATCTCTTCTCCAACTATACATGCATCCATAAAACCAGCATTGAAAACAAGAGGAAGATTATATTCTTTTATGTAATGGTGTATAAGATTATTGGCTCTCACCTCTCTCATATCCTGCCATTCATACATAAAGTAATCCGACATTTTCTCAAGTTTCTGGTTCATCTGGTTCTCATCCATAGATGTTGCCTGCACAAGCTGTTGCAACTGCTGTAATACCATATCCCTTTTGTTATTCTCAATTTCTGAGATTGAGTTAGGATTGGTAACAACAACTTTGAAATCAAAAACTCTCTTGTTTTCCTCACCTTGAAGAATCCTTATCTTTGAATTGGCTATTGGATAATGCTGTATTTTCTCAGGTATATTCTCTGTGTCAATACCTTCAGGGTCAATGAGCATCACAAGGTCTTTCATGTGAAGCTTGTCATTGAACAAATCATAATTTATTTTCATGTGGGAAACAGAGTTCCTGACAGGAGACCAATTAAAAAACGACCTGTCCTCAGCCCAGTCAAGATGTGCCTTTCTCCATGCTTTTGTCTTTCTTGACATAGGCAACTGCTGCTGTGGAAACTTCCCTTTGCTATAGTCCATAATTTATTATTTTTTGTGCAAAGATAATAAATTTAACAATATAATACAACATGTAAGTAAAAATACTTCCTTATAGTACTTTCGCTTTTATCTTATTGTCATAATTTCTTGTAAAATAGTCATCGTTGGCAAGTGTTGACGCACCTTTCTTTTGGTCATTACGGTCATCAATATTACCACCATACAATATTATTTTCTCTTCTCTGTAAAGCATAAGTATACCCAAAGACCTTACACGGTCAAAGTTTCTTACAGCATCAAAGTTAGAAAGCTCCTCAAGCAAAGCCCTGTTTCTTATATATGACAGATTAGGCACTGTTATCTCCTCAATCTCCCCATCTTTTGTTATGATACTTGTAACAGGTTTTAATAACCAGTCTCTTATCAATCCGTTGGCATAATTATTGACAGCAGCTGTAGCTGCAACACCTTTGCTTGAAGAACCAAATGAACTGTATTTTATTATCTGTTTGTCTCTCAGATACTGCGGAGTATCAGCAAGCAGATGAGTGCAATTCATTCTCTTAAAGTAAGCAAAACATCCTTTTATATTACTTTCATATAAACACTGGGCATTATAGAACAAACACAATAACCTCACAAGCTCATGACTGTCATCAGCAAATGATGTTCTTCCAGTAAATTCAGCCACTATTCTGTCTGTGAACAAATCAAGTACAAATATGCTTGAAAGTGATGAAGATTCAGCTTGGTCATTATTCACAGGGTCATAACCTACAATATATCTGTTAGGACTTATTTCTCCATAACTGTTTTTCTGAGGCATCTCAAATATCTCCAACGCTCCTGGAGTATCATTGGATACTTCATATTTTCTTATGGGAGAAGAGTTTGTGGCAGTGAATATAACTTCTCCATTTCCCTGTTGTGTAAGAGTTCCAATATACACATCATCAAAAGCTTTTGGGTCAGCATCTAACTGCTGTATTCTCTCATTAATCTGTGGTACTGGGAAAAACGCATTTTTTGATTTTATAATAGCTTCAGCTGGAGTAATAGGGTCTTCAGCTATTACTTTAAGCAAAGAAGTTGGATTGGCTCCATATTTTGTTTTATATCTTGCCATCAAAATTTCTATAAGGGCCTTTAT